CCGCAAAACCTACCTGCTGGGCGTCGATGAGCTGTATGTCGAAACTAATTACAACATCCGTGATATCGATCAGACCCATGTCGAGGAGTTCCGCGACGCCTTTATCGCTGGTGAGCACGTGCCCCCGCTGGCTGTTAAGGTCACTGAGAAGGGCATTAAGATCATCGACGGCCATCACCGTTATTACGGTGCAAAGCTGGCTCAGGAAGCGGGCTATACGCTGCGCCTTGAGTGTAAAGACTTCGTGGGAAGTGAAGCTGACAGCGTGGCGTTCATGGTTACCAGCAGTCAGGGCCGCGCCCTGTTACCGCTGGAACGTGCAGCAGCATACCAGCGCCTCGTTAATCAGGGTTTGGAAACCGGCGAGATTGCCGCAAAGGTGAAGCGTTCGATCACCGATGTTGAGCAACACCTGCAACTGCTGACCGTAGGTGAACCACTGATTGAGATGGTGAAGTCTGGGGAAGTGGCTGCGACCACAGCAGTAGCGCTACAGCGCGAGCATGGCGTGAAAGCCTCTACCGTCGCACAGGAGCAGATGCAGAAGGCTAAAGCGGCTGGGAAGAAGAAGCTGACAAAGACCGACGCTATGCCGCAATTCAGTGCCGCACAGGCTCGTAAGCTGGCTGAACTGATTGCCCGACACTGTGAGGCAGAGTTGCATGAGGACGCACAGGTAAGCCTGGATTTTACTACGGACCTGCAGGCGGCTGAGCTGATGGATATCATCCTGATGGCCAAAGAACACTACGGCGTCATGCAATCAGTCAGTGAAAAAATAGCACCGGCTGAACCAGAGAATGAAGCGGGTGATGATCTGCCATTGCTCAAACAGGAAATTCTTGAGCAGAGTGGCGTTGAAGTCTGGGCCTGTGTACAAGCCGCTTTCAAGATAAAAAACGAATACACCTACGCTGAATCAAAATTCGCGCATACCTGGGCGGCAGACTCTGTTAAGAATCCTAACTGCGTGAAAGTTCCTGCACAGACGATTGCCAGTGCAGTGCGCCTCATTAAACAGCACCATGACGATCTTGAACTGAAACTGTGAGTGTCAGAGCAGTACGACGAATCATAGCTGGCGATTGAGCAGATGCAGTGCTACTTTGCGGCGCTGCAGAAGTTCGCCATTATAAGCCATCTTCGGTTCAGGAGTTCATCTCGCTGGTGGAACAGACCAACCGTGAAGGCTGTTTAAATAGCCGTATGCTTCGCCAAGCCATTCATAATTGTTTTACTCAATTAAAAATTAGATGTTGCAAAAAAAGCGCCTTTGGGCGCTTTTTTGACAAGCTGGTTTTGAATTTTTAATATTAACTGATGGTGAGGTTTTATAATGTAGCAAAGGTGATGTTATATTAATTTTCGTTTTCTTCGGCCCATATACCTAATGGCTTAGTTTTTTGTTTGTGTAAGCAAAATGCACAAATATACATTTTCTCTTTGCGACTGTACTGAACTGTTTCCAGGGAGTAGTCAAGGTGCGCACTGTCAAAATTAAACTGTTTTTCCATTACGGAAACACACTTTTTGCAGTAAAATGATTTTTTTTGTTTGCTTCTATTATCATCAAATTTAGTATAGCCGAATAATTCTTTGGTTATATCTTTGGAGCATGAAAATATAGCAGCAGTGAATTCATAATGCGTCTGAAGCATAGCCCAAACCTTGCCTGAGAATTCTTCAGTCTCTTCAGCTCCCACATTGATGCCGCCGGAGGCATGAGCCGCTCTATATTCGTATCGGTGCCATATCCAGTGCGCAGCTTCTGTGTTGAGATAATTGTGAGCTTCTATGACTGAGCTAAATATCAGTTGAGGCATAATATCAGTTTTTTTGTCAATCGAATGCATAAAGCGATTTCTCAAAATGCGCATTTTATTAAACCAAGTTGTAAACTGCGCAGGCAAAGCTTTCTCAGCAAAGGTGTTATGTACTTTGATTAAGTCTTGAGAATCTAAAGTATGAAATTCTGAAAAAGAAATGTGACCATCATTATCAGCTTTAGGAGGATTTCGAGTGGCATTGGTAATAAGAAGATAAGGGGATATTTCAACAATCAGCCCTTTCAGTCTAAATTCGATAGATTGAATGATTAGGCTATAGGCAGTAATTAATTTTGGTCGAGAAAATGCCCAGTAATTATCTAGATTTTGTATGTCTGATTCTAGTAAGTATTCAGATTCCTTGTAAATTCCATTAAGTATTTCTGTTTCCATAAAATTATAGGCTAAATCGGCTACCTTTTCCCATGCTTCATTTACTAGGTGATCAGCCATAGTGTAAAAATCATTTTTATTTGGAATATCTAATATCATTTATTAAACCTTGATTAAGTGATTTATTTCGCTAATCATAATGGCTCCTTTTTAAAAATTCCATTTCTTATTTTCAGTTCTGGTCTAATTAAGCACATGTTGAATGGGTAAGCCAATCTCAAAACTAGCACAGTTCCGAGGTTGTCATAGGGTAAGTAATTTCTTAACTTAGGTAGTGAAATTGCTGGCTTGGGCGTTATGATAGTGTTGCTTAACAGCGTATGCAGACGCTAATGGCAAAGGTTGGTCCCGTTCATTTGCAGATGATGGGGCGGGGCCATTGAAAAATATTGTTCCAGTGTGTGGAGAGAAAAATGCTTAACCAGATTTCTGGTGGCTTAGTGCCATCACGTCCTTTCAATGCCATTCCCGGTATTAACAGCGCCGAGATCGCCCGTATGGTCGATAAGCGTCATGACAACGTGCGCCGCACTATCGCAACGCTCATTCAGAATGGTGTTATTACCTCTCCTCAAATTGAGGTTATCGAGGAAATCAATAACTTACATCTTCCTGTTCAGCGTCAGGTGTATGTTTTCACTGGTGAAAAGGGCAAAAGAGACAGTATTATCGTTGTCGCCCAACTCTCCCCTGAGTTCACTGCCCGATTGGTAGACCGCTGGCAGGAGCTTGAAAGTAGCCAGCCCGTTAAAATCCCACAGACATTTGCCGAAGCACTCCGCCTGGCCGCTGAGATGGAGGAAGAGAAAGAGCGACTGCAGATTCAGCTTACTGAAGCCGCGCCAAAGGTCGCGTTCGTGGACCGCTATGTTACGGCTTCAGGTTCAATGACATTCCGCCAGGTGGCAAAACTTCTTGAAGCCAAAGAGCCTGAATTGAGACTGTTCCTGATTGAGAGCCGGATCATGTACCGACTCAGTGGGGTGCTAACTCCCTACAGCCAGCATATCGAAGCTGGGCGATTTGAAGTCAGAACCGGGACCACTAACGATTCAAACTATGCATTCAGTCAATCCCGCTTTACCGCGAAGGGCGTTCAGTGGATTGGCGGGCTCTGGACGGCGCACAAAGCTGCAGGCGGTGCTGAGTGAGGGCATTGCTTACACCTGAGATAGCGCCACGCACAGGGATTGTGCTGTTCAGGCCGGGCCCGGAGCTGCTGAAGCTGTTCAAAACCCGTGTTGTGATCAGCACACCGACAATGGATATGGCAGACCTGCCATCAGGGCAACTGAATGACGGCACACAGCCGCTGCTTGATGAACCTTCACTGATTCCCTTCTTCAGTCACGATCGTGTGATAGCGGCCGCTGGTGGCACGGGTGCACTGGCATCGTTCGTCCAGTCATTCAACTGCTGTCAGTGGGAGCAGCCGGGTGCGTGGCACCACCATGATTTCACAGTGTCAGAAATCGAAAGCGGCCTGGTATCTCTCTGCTACAGCCATGATAATGAGTTCAGAGAAAACGGCGTGCCCGGCAGCCTGGAGAATATCGCCAAAGGAAATACCTCTCTCTGGATTATCAGGGCTGCATGCAGCCAGATGGCATTACCACTTGATCACCATCTGACTGTGCCGGAACTTTGCTGGTGGGCGACCCTGAATAACGTGATTGACCTGATACCGGAAGCACCGGCCCGGCGCGTTCTGCGCATGCCGAAAGAGCCTGTCCAGTCTGGCGAACTCAAAGAATCCAGGATTATGCCAGCACGTCCGGCCCGTGAAGTTATTCGGGATGCTGCTCAGGTCGTCAAAAAGATAATAAGCCTTCAGGCCGATCCGGAGTCGCCGGAGTCATTCATGAAGCGCCCGAAGCGTAAGCGCTGGGAGAATGAGAAATACACTCGATGGGTTAAGTCACAAAGCTGTGCATGCTGTGGGAGCCATGCGGACGATCCTCATCACATCATCGGACACGGTCAGGGGGGAATGGGTACAAAGGCCCATGATTTATTCGTGATACCGCTTTGCAGGGCGCATCACGACGAGTTACACCGCGACCCAAAACTTTTTGAGTCGAAATACGGCAGCCAGGTTGAGCTGCTATTCAGGTTCCTAGATTTCGCGATTGCAGTCGGCGTGATTGGGACAGATAAAAAATAAAGTGTGTGGAGAAGGTGAGCATGAAAATAGAATCGGCGCTGAAGCATTTCAATCCGAAGAGTATGCAGATCAGTGACTCTTCCCGTGCAACGGGGAGTGAGGGGCTGACAGGTACAGACCTCATGGCCGCTATCGGAATGTGTCAGTCAAAGTCACCAATGGGGATTGCAGCCGTTCTGGCTAAGTCCGGCGTCAGTGAAGAAGATAAAGATCGTGTTATCGGCCTGCTGATGATGCATGCAAGACGGATTACCCCAAAGCTCGTTATCAAAGCAGCTGGCTCAAAGCTGCCATCCTGCATCCGTGTCCTTTCAAAGCTGGCCTATGAAGATTATGTCCGCTCTGCATCAAGCACCCATTCATGTCCTGACTGCAATGGGCGCGGCCTTACCAACAGCATCGAGCATGTGATGACCCATCCCGGATGTTCAACACCTGACAATGATAACTACGTACCACCAAAGTACCGACTGGATACGGTGGAAAAGATGTGCGTGACATGTCACGGCAAGGGCGCGGTAACAGATCGGTGCCGTTGCAATGGCACTGGCCGGGTGCGTGACATTGAAAAATCCAGGCTGACCAACACCATCGTCGAGAAAAACTGCGAACGCTGCGGGGGAAGAGGATTCACGCGGTCTCCGGGCACAAAAGCCTTCCGGGCTATCAGCGTGCTGATTCCTGACCTGCAGGAGAGGACGTGGAACCGTAACTGGAGGCCGTTCTTTGATGCGCTGGTGGCTAAGCTTGAGCAGGAAGAATCCCATGCTGATCAGACCTTCCAGAAGATTACCCGCCTAACAAACAGCGACTGACCAAAGATAACTGTTGCTTTTGTCCGGGAATGGATTAATATTTTCTCATAGTGGGGATTTTATGAGTCTTCCGCACTAAACAGATTTATCTGGTTCGCTAAGCGCGGGACAGTTGCATATTAAGTGGATGTCCGAAAGCCCTGCAGCTTCACCAGCTGGCAGGGCTTTTTTGTTTGCTTATCCCCTGCAAGGGATGCGTAATAGATTATCCCCGACAAGGGATAAAGAAATTAACCCTGTTGCCGACGGGCAAGGCAGTTACCGCTTTAGCGTCAGGGTTTTTAAAAGCAGGGATATGCCAAAGGATATTCTTACGGAGGTTTAACTTGTCTCTGCGGCAGCAGATTCATTTATATGCAAATGGCTAAGAGCACGCATGGATGCTCTTAGCACTATTTTCGTTAAGATTTAACTTTCTTCAGGCCCTTCCAGTGGCGACCTTTAGACTCAGTGACGAAAACTGAAGGATTTTTCTTGATACGATTTGCAATAGCGTAAGCTCGCTCAGTAACTATTCCTCGCGATACGCTGGCGTGATAATTATATTCGGCGTCGGGTAAGTGATAGACGTTACCGCTTTCCCCCTTAATAGTGCGACTAAACCCAGCCTTTTCCATTTCATCATGGAGAAGGTCGTAATCAGGGTCATCACCATGCAATTCAACGCGTACTGAAAAACTCTTCATTTCAATTCCTTTTTTAGATTTAGGCCCTTAGATTCTATCAGATAATTCCTAAGCTCATAAATAGATTGAGAAGTAACAGTTTCATCTGCGTTCACCAAAAGTTAAGCGTTGGGTTAAACACATCAAATTTTGCAGGTCGCCAAATGGTGATATGTTTCCGTTTTTGCGCGCGCCAATCAGTCTCCACACACACTTTTGACGCCGTGGTGTTGCGCATTTTTCTTTTGACTACCGACAGCACCGCCCGTAATCACGGAGGTGATATGAGTATCGATATGAGCAAACTGGCTTCAGGCGCAGCTTATGGCGCATCTGCCGGGACGATCGCAAATGGTCTGCTGACCCGGCTGAGTCCCGATGAATGGAGTGCTGTAGGAGTACTGGCCGGTATTCTGGTCGCGCTGTTCACGCTCGGCATCAACTGGTACTACAAGCGCAAGGCTACGCTGGCGCAAATTAAAGCCTTACAGCGCTGGCCCACTGTTCCAGACATCAACGAGGAATAACCCATGGCTATGTCAAACAGCCTGCGCAATAAGCTCATTGCTGTCGCGGGTGGCGGAGCTATGGCTATCGCTACAGTATTCCTCGGCGGAAAGGATGGTGTAGAGGGCAGGGTATACGAGCCCTATAAGGATGTGGCTGGCGTCTGGACTGTCTGCGACGGTCACACCGGCACCGACATCATCAAGGGTAAAAAATACACCGACCGGGAATGCGATCGGCTTCTGTGGAGTGACCTGCAGCCTGTTAAGAAATCAGTAGACAGCATGGTCAGAGTGCCGTTAGGGGAATACCATCGGGCGGCGCTCTACAGCTTCACCTACAACGTTGGCTCCAGCGCGTTCTCCAAATCAACCCTGTTAAAGCGCCTGAACTCAGGTGATGTTGATGGAGCCTGCGAAGAACTTCGCCGCTGGGTGTATGCCGGTGGCATGAAGTGGCGGGGCCTGATGAACCGGCGAGACATGGAGCGCTCATTGTGTCTGGCGGAGAGTGTCGATGACCTTAAAGGCTAAGCTGCTACTGGCGCT